CCTGAGCACCATAAGCAACAAGTTGAAGAAGACCACCACCCATTTATGCTATATTCTTTATACTATAATAGGAGAAAAAAAATGTATATAGTTAAATTTAATTTGAATATGCTAAACCACCCATTCCAGAAAGAATGCGTAGAACATTATAATTAACAGCATATACGAATAATGTATAATCAGTAGCATTATAACCACCTGTAATAGGCTCTTCAAAATTTAAATTTAATACAGCAGTATCAATACGAGACATATTTAAAGTTCCAGATGGTTGATGTTCTTCAGGTTTTAATGAGAAAGAATAAACATTAATACCAGCATTAGATGGTATATTTTCGTGATGTTGATAAGGTTGAACTAAATTGAAATATCGTCCAGGACGTTGATAAAATCGGTCATTTCCATTTAATACTAATTTAGCATCTTTAATTGGATTTGATGGTAAGCTATATGATTTAGCAGTATAATTAATATCACTTTGTAATAATTTTTCATTTAAATCTACATTAGTTGTTAATAGAGCATTAACAGCTGTTCCAGCAGTAGTATAATTAAACCAATTATTAGCATTTTCTGTTCCAGTAAAACCAGTAGTTGCAGCAGCAGTATCTTTAGCAATGAACCATATTAATTCTTTACAAGGATGATTAAAATTTAATTTAGTCTTAACAGCAGTAGTGCTAACTGATTCTTGTCCAGTAAATTGTAATTGTTCTATTAAATATTCGTGAGATAATTGAGCAAAACGACGACGTTCATCAGTATCTAAATAAATATAATCAACCCATAGAGAAGATGTGAATGTACCATTTGCAGGAGCACCACATTTAGCACCACTTTCAAAATTAATATTAATTTTAACTTCATGATATTGAAGAGCTATTAAAGGTAAAGCTAAGCCAATATTGCGACAAAACCAGAATTCAAGAGGTATATATAAAGTAGAACCAGCTACACTAGCACCACCTAAACCACCAACCATTTCATTATAACCATTACGTTTAGATTTTGGTAAAGATAATTCATTCCAAACATATAACCAATGAGAATAATGTTTATCAATCTTTTGACCACCAATTTCAATTTCAACATAATTTAAGAGACGAAGACCATAATAATTAACATAAGTACTTCCACCAGTAGGAACTTTAACTTGTAAATACATACGATTTATTAAATCACCATTGCGAGAAATTTGACAAGTTACACGATTTCCATATGTAGGATTACCATTGAAAGTCTGTTCTATCGCTTCTAATGCAAAATTTGTATGACGGCGATATGCAACTTTAAAAAAAGTTATTTGAGGATTGCCAGTTAAATAAACATCCTGAGCACCATAAGCAACAAGTTGAAGAAGACCACCACCCATTTATGCTATATTCTTTATACTATAATAGGAGAAAAAAAATGTATATAGTTAAATTTAATTTGAATATGCTAAACCACCCATTCCAGAAAGAATGCGTAGAACGTTGTAATTAACAGCATAAATATTTATATTACCACTAACTGAACTACCATTAAAAGCAGTTTTTGGTTTAACATCTAAAATAGCAGTATCAATACGAGACATATTTAAAGTTCCTGATGGTTGATGTTCTTCGGGTTTTAAGGCGAATGAATAAACATTAATACCTCTATTAAGAGGTATATTAGTATGATGTTGATAAGGTTGAACTAAATTGAAATAATTTCCATCGCGAACATTGAAACGATCATTTCCATTTAATTGTAATAAACAAGTATCGAAAGGATTAGAAATAGTTGATGCTTGTGAATCTAAATAAGGAATATAACTATCTTGTAAATATTTATTTAATGTTGCTAAAGAAGCATCGCCAATTCCACCTAAACTAGCACCTGCGACATTACTTGAAAGTAAGAAATTATTAGATGTTAATGATGATAATGTTCCTAATGGTAAAAATCCACCTGCTGGTTCACTTGGATTTACAGTAGCAACTCCATTTGCTATATCTGTTTTAATGGTATAATTATACCATTGACTTGCTAGAGGAAATTTAGCAACCCATACTAATTCTTTGCAAGGATGATTAAAATTTAATTTAACACGAGAACCAGAATTAGATAAAGTTTCTTGTCCAGTAAATTGTAATTGTTCAATTAAATATTCATGAGATAATTGAGCAAATTTACGACGTTCATCAGTATCAAGATAGATATAATCAACCCATAAATTAGGACTATCTAATTTATAAGAACTTACATTTGAAACAGTAGTAGCACCTGGAGCATATACACAATTAGTAGCACTTTCAAATTCAATTTTGATTTTAACTTCATGATATTGAAGAGCTATTAAAGGTAAAGCAAGACCAATATTGCGGCAAAACCAGAATTCAAGGGGTATATATAAAGTAGTTATATCATTTGTACCATATACACCAGAATTTAAAGCATCACGGTCAGCACCAACCATACTATCATATGCAAAACGTTTTCCTCGGGGTAAAGATAATTCATTCCATATATATAACCAATCAGAATAATGTTTATCAATTTGTTGACCGCCAATTTCAATTGAAACAGATTTTAATAAACGTAAGCCTAAATAATTAACATATGATTCTGTTCCTAATTTAGAATTATCTGTAGCATTAACACCAACTTCAAGATAAGTGCGATGGATTAAATCACCATTGCGAGATATTTGACAATAAACAGTATTTCCATAATTAGCAATACCGCTAAAAGTTTGTTGAATTGCTTCCATAGCAAAATTTGTATGTCGGCGATATACAACTTTAAAAAAAGTTATTTGAGGATTGCCAGTTAAATAAACATCCTGAGCACCATAAGCAACAAGTTGAAGAAGACCACCACCCATTTATG